CCGCGTATGCTGCCGTAATATCCGAGTCGCTGCGCGGGTCATCCGGGACGATAGCGCGGTGGGCGTCTACGAGGTCATTCATCAGAGTTTGTGGGTGGAAACCCCGTGCTTTAGCACGGCTTTTCGGGTTTGCGTTTTAGGAGTTGACATATTCAATAGCTATGCGATAGTTGAACTGTATTGAAAACAATCCGCACAGTCAAGATAAAGCTCGACGACACTTCGCATATGGACGCGATTGCTGTCAGTTACTTGGCTGCGGCTTGCTGGGTTTCCAAGCAAGTTTTTGAATCGAAGGAATTGAACTCGAATCGTCTGCACCGAGCTTTCTACGCGACTGTGCGCGAGAAGTTTGGATTGCCTTCTCAACTGTCTTGCTCCCTGTTTCGTCAAGTCACCGCCAGTTACAAAACATTGAAAGCTCTCGGTAAATGGGATTTGTGCATCTACAAGCGGCCTACCATGCCGCTGACTTACGGACGCGACCTTCTCCGTAATCGCAAGGGCGTTACCGTTCTCGGCAAGCCGGTTGTTTTGCATCACCCGCGCATCCCGGAATCCGGATGGAAAGATTCCAAGGTCAAGCGAGTTGGCAAAGTCTGGTATCTGTGCCTCGCGCACGAAGTCGAGATTTCCGAACTCAAAACAGAGGGCTGCATTGTCGGTGTGGACATGGGCATCAAGCGAATGCTGGTTGCCACCAACTCGGCCAATTCCAAAACATTTTTCTTCCACGGCGGGGTGTTGAATCACCGTCGCACTTGTATCCGGCGCACCCGCGCTGCTGTTCAGTCCGTTGGCACTCGTTCCGCTCGCCGCCTTCTCCGGCGCATGAGCGGCCATGAAGCTGCCGTAACGGTGAACTTGCTTCATCTGGCAAGTAAGCAACTGGTCAGCTACGCGGTTGAATCCGGCGCACGGCGTATCGTTTTGGAAGATTTGAGCAATGTCAGAGACGCATCGCTCGAAAAGGGGAAAGACCTCCGATCCAAAATCCATCGCTGGCCGTATGCTCAAGCCCTGTTCTTCTTGAGTTACAAGGCCGCTGCGGTTGGCATCAGCGTGGAAAAGGTCAATCCGCGCAATACAAGCCGGGGCTGTTCTGCCTGCGGCCATGTCTCGGCATCGAACCGGAAAGGCTTGCGTTTCTGCTGTCAGAAGTGCGGCCATAAAGATGATGCCGACCGTCAGGCGAGTAAAAACATCCGCCTTCGGTCTGTCTTGGCGTTGCAAGTCAGCGACAAGACGGGGAGCCTTAAAGCCCCTCAAAGCTCGGACTCGTCTGACATCGTTTCTGGATTGTTCGTTTCGCACGGCAATTTGGTTTCGGTTTAGAGTCTGGCTAAAATCCTCGCGCCTTTAGGCCGAGGATACTTTAAGGTATGGGTTTGTTGTGGTTTACTGCGCTAAATTATGGTGTTCCTTTTTTAGCCTTGTCGGACATGATGCGGTCTGCGTCGGTCGCCGGGTTCAGGCCAAGAGCTTTCTCAATTTGCGCCTGAATGCTGAACGGTGCCGCGTCGTATGGGATTTTGTCAACCGGACGCGCGTTTTTGGTCATCAAAGTCTGCACATGCCCGGCTAGTTCCGGGAGCAGCTTCAAATGATCAGCCACGTTCTTGTTGATGCCCTGCTGCTGCTGGGTCGCCTGCACATCCTGCTGAACTGACTGCGCGAGTTGCTGCAATCCTTTTTGCAGGCCATCCAACTGCTGCGCCATCTGCTTTTGCGGGTCCTGGCCGATGTCATTCGATTCGCCGGGTTTGAGTTCGAGGTTGAGGTCGATGCCAGCCCCGGACATGCGGACGATCTCGTTGGCGATCATGTAGAGTTTCTCCTTGCCCATCGCCTGCAAGATCACCGGGTTCTGGGTGAGCACGCCTACCAGTTGGACGAGCGTGTTCGCCGCCTGGGATTTGACCGCCCGTTCCTCGCCATCGCGGGAACTGAAATAGTAGTCGAAGATGAGATCGCGCGCGGTGCCTATGACGGTCATCCGGTCAAGGTCGCCGGGGGAAGACGTGCCCTCCTCGCTCTGATCGACAATCTCGAATCCGGCCTTCTTGATCGTCTCCTTGGTGTAGCGATCCTCCACCGGGCACTTGATCTTGCCCTGCGAGCAGGCGACCAGCGAGTCGTAGATGATCCGCTTCTTCGCATTCCGAAATTCGTTGATCGCCTGAGTCAAGTATGAGTAAACCGAACTCGTGGTGCTGGCGATCTCGGTGACCTCAGTGGCAGAGATTTCGCGTGGCGCCGGTTGGCCGGTTTCCGCCGGCGACATGGCCATCAGCTTCTCGGCCATTGCGATGAGCTTGGCGATTGACTCGAAGATGGCTGTGAGCGACTGGCCAACTTTGGTATCCGAGACGACCATCACTTGGTCGGGCTTGATCCCCAATTCCTCTTTGAGCTTGGCCAATGAGAATTGATAAACGATGGGAGCGGATGGCCAGTCGTGGCCCTTTAACCGCTGCTCTATCTGCTTCACCTGAGCCTCGTTCAGCGCATCCGTGTTGATCCCGATTGTCTTGAACGCCTCGTTCTTGCATATGATCAGCATCTGGTTAAACAGGTTCGTGAGTTGATCCTGATAGGCCATCAGTTCATGCGCCATCGACACGTTAACCATCCGGTCATCGTTGCAGTTCAGACTCAACACCGCGCACGGGCTGGAGGGCAGGATCTCGGCGAACACGATGGTAGCGTCCGAGGCAACGATGAACCGGAACCAGACGGGGAACGGGTAGTCTCCGATCCCAAAATCCTTGGGCACCAGCTTCTCGAAATACTGGGTGATCAACAACGACACATCGCCCTGATTGACGTTGTAAACTCCGATGTTCGCCGCCCGGTCATTCTCGCCCGCAGGGTCGGTGGTCGTTCCTTGCGGAAAGCTGGGTGGCGTGATATTGCCTACGAACTGGTCGAAATATGCCTTGTAGTTAAGGAAGATGCCGCCCATGCCCCAGAAGCGCGTGGACCAACCGATGGCATCCACGTTGAAGAACGCCGGGTTGTACATCACGTCCTTGAACCGCACGATGTCCCAGTAGCCGATGAACTCACAACCGCTGTCGGTGTTAAGCGACGAAAGCGGATAGGCGTTGTCCCAGAACACGCGCGATGGATGTGGCTTGAACCACGGCAGACCCTCCTTCACCACCTCGGAGTCGAGATCGGAATTATCGGTCGGGGGCAGGTTGGAATCCAGTTCCTTGTCAATGGCCTTCTTCACCCACTGACGCTCCACATCCCACGCGCATTTCACGAAGTCCACCGACCGCGAGTAGAGGAAGGCGTCTCTCATGCACTGGACATCATGGTTGCGATAGCCGAACTGATCGGCCATCATGTCCACCCGTTGCGACAGCACATCGGCCCTGCACTTGCCGACCAGCCCGGTGGTTCGCGCCTCGTACGAATAGTACGGGTAGAGGTTGCCAAAAATGTTCGCCTGGGCGGAGAGCCGGCGGGTGACGAACGAGCGCACGATGTTGATATTGCACTCGAAGAATTTCGGGATGTCGATGTTCACCGGCTCGCCGCGGTCATTCTCGCGCACATGGTTCGTGTACGCCGCGCCACCGATTTTCTTGAGCGCGGTGGCCGCCGTCTGGATGTTGATATTCCCCTGCGCGTAGAGCAGCAGCGGGATGGTCGCGCGGGTGATCGCCGAGGTGTCCCATGCGAGATCGGCGGCGGCAAAGAACTGGTAATTGGTGAGCGAGCGAACGACGCCCTCGTCAATGCGCGCGCGAAACCGGCCCTCAAGCTGCTCACGATACGCGATGTCCTGCGTGTTCTTATTGGACATCAGCACACGCTGGCGAACCTCGTCCTCTGGCACGGTGGCTATGGCCTCGGCCTGCGAACGAGCCTTGGAGGTTAAGACTTCACGGAGTCTCTTATTACTCGTACCAAAGCGTTCCAATATTTCCATCGAAATCATATCGTCATCAAATCCAGAGGTATCGCCGGCTCAACCTGCTTGCCGACCTTGCGGTGCAAATGCCACTCCCGCAGGTAGTGAAAGTGCAACGCGATTGGCGTGGGAATGCGGCCATGCCTCATCGCCTGATTCACGTCCCGGCCCTTCGCTCCGACCAGGGCGAATAGTTCGATCACCTCGACGCCAAGCAATTTGGCCAACTCCTCGACCTTGCCCCACGGCCAGCCCTGGTCCAGGCCCATGATCCGGTAGTGCTCGCTGATGAGCACCATCGAAGGCGTTTGTCGAAAGCGGGCCATTCACTTTTGACCTTTGCGGCGAAGGGTGGTTAAGACGCTTACAGGTTCTTGCGCCAATGATCCTGGCGGGGTTGGGGATGGAGCAATCGTTACATTCCCTGGTTCCGGCTTGTCCTCTAGCTCGAAACCGTCGGGGACCACAGTGCCGGGGACGAAGTTGAAGCTGAGTCCCTTGAGAGGGTCTATGGACAGCACTTGAGCCTCGGCCTCGAACTTGAAAGTGTCGCCGGGATGCTTATCCGCGAGTGCTTCTCCGAGCGATGGATTTTTAAGGAAGTCCATCCAACCGTCTTGGTTCTGAGCATTCATTAATTCACATCTACATTTATGTGACAAGTTTGGCAAGCAGAATCACGCACCCTCCCCGGCGAAGAAAACTGCAAGATCATTTAATCTTTCAGCGATGTTGTCCCTGCTCGGAAATCTTCCCGGCAGCAGCGTGAAGAAATAGAGCGGGTAGCTCATTGAGTCGAACGAGTGCAGATGCACGGACTTCACCGGCTGCAATCCGATATTCAAATCATTCTCACCCGGCTTTGCCTTCTTCGAGATCATGCTCCTGAACATCTGCAAGGTCTTCCCGCAGGTCGCGCTGATCCTGATCGAATCGTCGAGGAACATATCGATCACCATGCTGATGCGCTCCACCACACTCCCGCGCCCGCGAGGACACGAACGCAATTTGATTCTCCCTTTGCCGAGGCGTTCGATGATCGTCGCATCGTATGAGCCTTCGCTGTTCACCTGATTGAAAGCATCATCGGGCGCGATGAACGTGTACTTGAACTCTGTGCCGCAAAGTTCATTCCAGAAATCGAGGCGATTAAGCAGCCGGGGGATCGCCGCATGGTACGGGGTGTAACTTCCTACGAAATTTATTTCGTCAAACACACACCAGTAGTGTCGCTGTTCCTTGGCGATAAAAAACCTTTGGAGAAAATGAATCGACAGGTTGACGCCGCCTGTGTCCATTCCGACGATCACCGGCTGCGATTTCAAAGGCTTCCACCCGATGCCTTTCGCCTCATCTCCCACGATGTGAATTTCGGGCATAAAGTACGGGCGAAAAATAGCGTCACCGGAGGGCCGGTCAATCCACAGACCTTCGATCATCCGCTTGCGCTCTATCGGGTCGCGGTATGATTTCTGCAAATGCTCGATGTGCCCCTGCGGTAGCCGGTGCAGGTTCTCATGCACCGGAACGTGGATGACGTTGAACGCCGGGTCGCGCTGGCCGGTCTTCTCGTCGGTGCAATCCGTGTAGAAGGTTTTGTAAACCCAGGATGACGGCCCCGTAGGATTGGCGGACGCGTACCATTGCTGGAGGTCAATACCACGCCGGCGGTTCAACTGCGCGGCGGTGTGGACGAAATAGGCGTCCGAATCGCAGTTGGTCAATTCCTCAATGTAGATGAAAGAGGGTGCCGGGCCTTTGATGCGCGGCTCGACTGCGGAAGAAAATGGAATACTGATGATTAACACCATCGACCATCCTCCGTGCCGGTTGCCAATCCACAGGATGCGGTCCTTGGTGTCCGGATCTTGCCTTGATGCGGTGAAGTCCAGGCCGATGCCTTCATCCATATACTCGTCGGCGTGGGGATGCGGCTGGCCGTTCAGGAATGGCGGATATTTATTTCCATCGCGCCATGCCGGCAAGATCAGCGATTCAAGGTCATGGAGAATCCCGTACTTGCCGGTACGGATGGTCACGCCGATTACAAAAGCGAGTGCATCCTTGTTCTCGTAGCAGTGACGAACCAGCGAGTGGCCGCACGCCACAGTTTTACCACTCGCGCGCTCGCCATAAGCCAGTGTGAATTTCGCCGTTGAATCGAAGACCAGTTGCTGTGAAGGATTTAACTCCGGCCGCCAACCTTCGGCCTTGTTCGCCGGCTTGGGAGCGTGCTCCGGCGTCGAGTCCCATTCGGGCTGTTTAGCCATTGGGAGTCCCCGCTTGCACCGTAGTTGCCACTAACGCAGTTTGAAGCAGCGAGGCAAGCGCACAACGAGTGCGGATGCTCCCGGCGGCGTTCGTGTAGATGACAGGTTGGCCGGTCGTCGCGTGAAAACCCACGACACAAAACCCGTCAAAGTGTTCGGTGAGCCGCGCGCCCATCGCCTGGCCGAACTTCGCATATTCGTCTGGGGTCATAGTATTCATGCCGGTGGATTTACCTGAACGTTTTGCGCCACGATGTTTGTCTGACTTTGTTTGGGGCCGAACGCGGTCTTGCCCTTGTGAGAACCCTTACCCGCATCTTGGATGGCTTTGACTTTTGCATTCGCCACCCTCCCCCGGTTAATCATCTCCGCAGTATCCCTGAGCGCCTTGTGCAATCCCAGTTGGTGCTCGTATAATGCCTTCATCTCCTCCGGTGTGCTGCCCCGCTCATGCTCCTTGCGCACCTGGGCGTCCACCTCGTCGGCGATCTTCTTCAACTTGATCGCCCGCTCAAAAACACTCCCGCCGATCACCGATTCACACAGTTGAGAATGCTGGCCGTACGCCTTGGCCAGGGCCATCATTTCGGTCGCCTCGGCGTCGGTGCCCATGATCGGCTGGACGATGCGGGCGAACTGTCGTTCATGGTCGGCCGCGATCTCAGCCTCGTTGACCTTGAGCTTCACGACTTCGCCATCCGCCTGCTTGAGCAGCACGATCTTGCGGTTACGATTTCCCCACAGCGACATGACCTCGGGAAGTTTGTGCATCCGCAGACTCAGCGCGTTGACCGTGATGCCCAGCAGTTCGGCGGCGATCTTGCGCTTGCCCTTGGCTTGGGTGAGCGCATCGTTGATCTTCTTGATTTCGTCGGCGTCGGCCATTTGCAGAACCACTAGCAGCATTTCGTTGTGATGTCAAGTCATTGCGCGAGATGGTGTTGTGAGGAAAGCGAAAATATTTGCAAAAAGTGCTTGCGTTTCAAAACGAACTACCTCATAGTCATAGCATGGGCAAGCCCAATAAAATCAACGGATTTGAACGCGCAGTAATTTGGATGCCGACTGTTGAGCACGTCGCCGCCAAGGAAACCGCCGCTTCGATCAAAACCTCCAAATCAAAATTCATGCGCTCCGGGATTCGCCGGGAAGTGGAGCGCGTCCGTAAATTAACCAAGACCACCACATGAGCGAACAAAATGCAGAACATCTCGAAGTAGTCGCGCCGTCCGCCCTTGAGGCAATGGAGCGGGCCAATGTGGACATGCTCGTGTCAACGGCCAAGAAGTATCCCCGCGACATCAATGTGTCCAAGCGCAACGCGCTGGCCATCGTCACCCTCGACCCGGAGACAGCCGCCGAGTGCTTCTTCAAATACGACCGTGGCGGCAAAACGATTCAGGGGCCGTCCATCCGGCTGGCCGAGATTGTCGCCTCGACCTGGGGAAACATCCGCGCCGGGAGTCGCACCATCCAGGAGACAGAAACCACGGTCGTCGCGCAAGGTTTCTGCCACGACACGCAGAACAATGTGTTCATCGCCAAGGAGGTCGAGCGCAAAATCTGCAACAAGGATGGCCGCAAGTTCAATGAGGACGTGATCATCCTTACCAAAAACGCCAACTGCTCCATCGCCCTGCGCAACGCCGTATTTTCGGTCGTGCCGCGCGCGGTGATCAACACCATCTACGAGGAGGCGATCAAGGCGGCGGTCGGCGACATCAAGACGCTGGCCGAGCGGGTGACCAAGGCACTCTCCAAGTTCGCGGCAATGGGCATCGTCCAGGAGAAGGTGCTGGCCAAACTTGGATTGCAGCGTGTGGACGAGATCACCGTCGAGCATCTCGAAACCCTGTATGGACTTTACACCGCGATCAACGAGAAGGAAACGACTGTTGACGAAGCATTCCCGGCGATCAAGAAAGGTGCGGCCGGTCAACAGCAGCCCGTTGACGCCCCAATCGGCGCCGAACCTCCTGCCGCCGCTACTGCCGCCACCGCTCAATCGCAGTCACCCATTCCCGCACCCATCGCCGAGATCCGCCGCCGCGCCGAGACAGACGGGGTGACCGTGCCGCAGATCATCACCTACCTCAAGTCGGTGAAGTTGATGGACAAGAAGTCCACCGAGTTGGAGCAGATCACGGATGCCAATGCGCAGACGCTTATCGGGGCATGGAGTGGAGTTGTCGGAAAATTGCGGTCTATCAAGGTTGAGGTATGATTCTTGTATTTGATACCGAGACGACGGGCAAAGCCGACTTCAATGCACCGATTGAGGCGTCTCACCAACCGCACATTGTCCAGATCGGGGCGCAACTACTGGACGACCAATATACCGTTCGCGGCGAGATCAATCTGATTGTAAAGCCAAATGGCTGGACAATTCCAGAGGAAGTATCGCGCGTTCACGGCATCACCACCGAGATCGCGGAGACGTTCGGATTCGAGTTGGAGCACGTCGCCGAACAGTTCGGGAGGATGGTATCCCGGTCGCACGTTCTAGTGGCGCACAACTTTTCGTTCGACAGCCTGCTGATTCACGCCGAATGGCATCGACTTGCATACAACGATCCGCCTTTCGAGGACGATCAGGTTAAATTCTGCACCATGCATGAGTCAACCGACATTGTTCGCATTCCCGGCAAGTATGGCGACTACAAGTGGCCTTCACTACAGGAGGCGCATCAATTCGCTTTCGGCGAGAAGTTCGAGGGTGCTCACGATGCGATGGCGGATGTGCGGGCCTGTGCGCGTTTGTACAAATGGCTTAAGACAAGGGAGGTCACGGTATGAGCGAAGACATTAGAGGCAGTTTACCCAGCGCGTCGGGCATATACAGATTGGTCGCCTGTGCCGGTAGTTGGCAGGCCGAAAAAGATCAACCCGATCTCCCCAAACAGGATGTCACCGATTCCGGTACGGCCATTCACGCCGCCTTGGAGTCCGGCGATTCGAGCGAGTTGCAGGAGTCTGATGCCGAGGTCGCCGAACGGTTGGCCGCTTTGGAGAAGCGGGCGTTAGAGGAATGGATGACCACCAATGGCATCGACGCGGCTCCGGTGCGCCATGCCGAGGAGCGGGTGTGGGCGCGTAACCCAAAGACGCTGGAGTTGTTGTTCAGCGCACAACTCGACGTTTACTACATCCATGAGCAGTTCGCGCTGGTTCTGGATTTCAAGAGCGGGTATCTTAATCCCACTCCCGCCGAATCCAACTGGCAGGTCGCGGCACAGTGCATCTGCCTCGTCTGCGAGAATAAACAGTTGCGCCACTTCACGGCCGGCATTGCCGCCTCACGCCTGACCTCGAAGCTGGACTTGACCATCTACGAGCCTCAGTCACTCCAGAACGCCGAGATTGAGATTCGCCGCGCCATCTGGAAGGCCAGTCAGCCGACGCCGCCGCGCTATCCGGGAGAGCATTGCCGGTACTGCAAGGCCAAGGGCGTATGCCCTGAAGCCGCTGCCTACTCCAGTGTCATCCTCCACAACGGATTGGTCCCCAAGCTGAACAAGCTGGGCATCGTCGAGGCGGTAGGACAGATGACGCCCATGCAGTTGTCGTGGGTGTTTCAACGATCAAAAATCGCTTCTCAGATATTCGACGCCTGCGAAGATCGCCTGAAGGCCATGCCTGAAGATCAGCTTGCGGCCGTCGGGTTGAAGTTGAAGCCGGGTGCAGTCCAGCGCAAGATCGCCAACGTCGGCTCCGCAATCGAGAAGCTCCAGAGCACAACCGGCGTGACCGATGACATGGTTTACGATTGCCTGTCACTCAGCGTGTCCAAAGCGGAGGATATGGTCGGCAAGGCTCTCGACATCCCAAAGAAAAACCGCCGCGACAAGATCAACGAGGTGCTCGCCGGACTCATCACCGAGAAGCAAAATTCACCCAGTCTGCAAACCATCGACTAATACCATGACCACCACACCAGAAAAAACCTACCGCATAGTCCGTCTCTCGGCCTCGAACATCAAGAGGCTCCGTGCAGTTTCAATCACCCCCAAGACCAACGTGATCACCATCGGGGGCAAGAATGACAATGGCAAATCATCGCTGCTGGATAGCATCCTCTACGCCTGTGCCGGCGCATCGGCCACTTGCGAGCAGCCCATCCGCAAGGGTGCCAATGAGGGCGAGGTCATCCTCGACCTGGGCGACCTCGTGGTTACCAAGACGTTCAAAACCAACTCGTCTCCCAAACTCAAGGTTGAGATGAAGGGTGTCGCCGTTGGAAGTCCCCAGACCATCCTTGACCAGTTGATCTCCCGCGTGGCCCTCGAACCGCTGGCGTGGTTGACCCTTAAGGCCGACAAACAGCTTGAGCTTTTGCGTAAACTGGTCGGCCTGGACTTCACCAAACTGGAGGCCGACAAGTCGGTCAAGTACACCCGGCGCACCGAGGTCAACCGGCAGATCGAGCAGAAGAAGGCGCAGCTTGCGGGTATGCCAGAGCATCCTGACGCACCTGCCGAGGAAGTGTCGGCCAAGTCGCTGATGGAGGAATTGCGGGCGGTGCAGAAGGTGAACAAGGACAATGCTGACATTCGCCAATCAGTCAACCTGTTGAATGACCGGGCTGTAGCCGCGCGCGACAAGGTGGTTGAATTCGACGATGACATCGCCGAGATGGAGAAGGCGCTTGAGTTGAAAAAGACCGGACGCGGGCTGGCTATCAAAGACCAGGAAGCCGCTGAGAAGGCGCATCAATCCGCACTCGCATCATCCCAACTGCTGGCCGATAAAGACGAAGCACCCATCCTCAAAAAAATTGAGGATAACGACGGCACCAACGCCAAGGTGCGGGCTAACCAGGAGCGTGCCAAGCTGGCCGCTCAGATCGAGCCGCTGGAAATCCAGTCCAAGTCACTCACGCTGGAGATCGACGCGCTGGAGGCGGAGAAGTCGCGGCAGTTGTCGGAAGCAAAGTTTCCGCTGCCAGGAATGTCCTTCGACGAGGCGGGGGTGTTACTCGACAATGTGCCTTTTTCCCAGGCTGGCATGGCAAAGAAGATTCTCGCCTCGGTGGCCATCGCTATGGCCCAGAATCCCAAGCTACGGGTCATATTGGTGCGCGACGGCTCATTGCTGGACGACGAATCGACACAGTTGCTCCACGACATTGCGGATAAGAATGACCTGCAAGTTTGGGTCGAGTGCGTGGGAACCAAGGACGTGTCAGTAGTTATCGAAGACGGCAACCTTAAACAATAACTTTGCGAGCACACCGCCCGCAACCAACCAACCATAAACCAAGAAATGAAAATAAACATCGACGAATTAACCATCAAGGAAGTCCGTGAATTGCAGGCGTTGCTAGGCAATGCTGCCACTCCCCAGTCACCTCACCCGTTCACCATCGGCGCGAATTACTTCATCCGCACCGTGACGCATCACCACACCGGCAGACTGGTCGCGGTCGGAGACAAGGAGCTTGTCCTCGAAAACGCCGCGTGGATTGCCGACGACGGCAGGCTTACCGATGCGCTGAAATCCGGCACGTTCAACGAAGTCGAAATGTTCCCGATTGACGCCAAGGTTATCGTTGGTCGCGGGAGCATTATCGACGCCCTGATCGTCTCGACGATTCCAACCTCTCAAAAATAATGAACGCTGCAATAGCATTTGAAGGATGGTCGCGGTCGTGGTCGCGGTCGTGGTCGGGGTCGTGGTCGTGGTCGGGGTCGCGGTCGGGGTCGGGGTCGTGGTCGGGGTCGCGGTCGGGGTCGCGGTCGGGGTAAACTAAGT